TCAAGCCGCAAGTTTGACGAGCTTCAGAATCTTTTCCTTGGTGTTTGCTGGCTCGGCGAGCAGGTCATAGATCGCCAGTACTAGTTCGGCCTTCTTATCTGGCGCCATAACGCGCACGGCGGCGGCCAATCCCTCCTCGGTCGCCTCGATGGCCAAGCGGAAGCGCGCTAGGTCGAAGCCGGCCGTCGCTGATGCCCGCAGTTCAGCTCGCAGCATCGGCCCTTCGCCCGTCAGCAGCCAGTTGGCGTTGATGCCGGCGGCTATGAATGCCGCTACAAGGCAGATTCCAGCCTCGTTGGCGCCTGCCTCGTTCTTCTGGTACGAGCGGACGCTTCCATACCCATATTGTTCGTGAAATGCGGCCTGCGTGAGACCAAGCGCCTCCCGCGCGGCCTTCATACGCGCGCCCAAGGCAGCTAAATCGCAGCCTGACGCTTTCATAGTGAAAGCGTCAGGCTGAAAGCGTCAGGCAAATAACAGCCTGATACTTCGCGGAAAGCCGCTCTACGACTGAGGTTGTGCGATTCAATAAGAAGCATTAGAAAACGCTAAAGCGTCAGGTGTAAAAATTATTCGTCAAGGTCGTTGACATACGAATTATTTGGGTAGTAGGATTCATCCACCGCAACCCGCCACAGGTAATCGACAGATGAACACCGCCACCGCAAAAAAAGCCAGTCAAGAGGACTGGCACCCGGCCGACATCAAGGCGGCCTTGCACAAGAAAGGCATCACGCTGCGGGCGCTGGCGCAGGCGCACGGGCTGAAGGACTCGACCAGCCTATCCGCCGCCTTTGTGCGCAGCCTGCCGGCCAACGAGAAGCGCATCGCCGACGCGCTGGGCATTCACCCGAAAGTGATCTGGCCCTCGCGTTACAACACCGATGGCACCCGCAAGCCTCAAGGGTTTCGCGCCGTGCAGAGTAACGCCGTCATTTTGCCGCGTGAGCGCTCACGGGGCAATGGCAATCTCGCGGTCGCCGCGTAGACGGAGGCCGGTCATGCGCGTCCCTAAAATAGCCAAGCTGCCGCCCGCGCTGCGGCGCGAGATCGAGGAACGGCTGGTCGCCGGCGGATTCGGCGGCTACGGCGAGCTGGAAGCCGACTTGCGCCGGCGCGGCTGGGTCATCGGCAAGTCGTCGCTGCACCGCTGGGGGCAGAAGCTCAAGCACATCCAGGCCGACGCGGACGCCGAGGCGTTGAAAGCGCGTGCAAAGACGCGGGCGCGGATGGCGGCGGCATGAAACGCCCCGTCGACACCCTCACCGGCGACCTCTTCGAGGTGCCGATGCCGGCGGCGAGCCTGCCGGGGGCGCTGGACTACGGGCTGGCGGTGCGGCGGCTGCTGGTTGAGGCGATCAAGGCCAGCGAACACAACACGGCGCAGATCGCCGCGCGCATGTCCGAGCTGATCGGCCACCCGATATCCGAGCACCAGTTGCACGCCTGGACGGCTCCGAGCCGCGAGGGCTGGCGCTTCCCGCTCGAATACCTACCGGCCTTCGAGGCGGCGGCGGAAACCCATGCCGTGACGGCGTGGCTGGCGGCAACGCGCGGCGGGCGGTTGCTCGTCGGGCGCGAGGCCCTGAACGCGGAACTCGGGCGGCTTGAACGGCTGCGCGACGATGCTGGCCGGAAGATCAGGCAACTCAAGAGCGTGATGGGAGAAGATGCATGAACGCCCCACACCCGCTGGCCGTGGCCGCCGCGCCAGAAGCCGATTTCGCCGAGATCGCGGCGGCGCTGGGGATCAGGAAGCAGAGCGTTCACGAGCGCTCGATCAAGGAAGCCTGGCCCTACCGAGAGCAGGCGCAGCGGGGCGGCAAGAAGCGCCTCTTCCCGTTCGCCACGCTGCCGGCGGTGGTGCGCGAGGCGGTGCAGCGCCATCGGCTTTCCCGTCTGGTTGCCGTCCCGCCGGGGCCGACTTTCGAGAACCCTCCTGTCCCGGTTTCAGCCACCGGGGCTTTGCCCGCCATCGAGCGCCAGCCGCATCCAGAGCGCCAAGAGCGCCCCGAGCGCCCGGCGGGCCTTTTTATTCCGCAAGCCTGCCGCGACCTCACCGACGAGCAGCGCATCGAGCGCGATGCCCGTGCCGGCGTCGTCGCCGCGATCCGCCGCTTCCAGGTCGAGGCCGGCTGCTCGCAGGAACGCGCCATGCACGCGCTGCTGGCCACCGCCGCCAGCGGCCGGGCCGACCCGCTCATCGTCCGCTCGCTGCAACTGGCGCGCGACGGCCGTGGCCGCAAGGGCAACGGCCTTCCCTCGATCCGCACCCTCAAGCGCTGGCTGTCGGCGGGCGACCTCACGCCCCGCGTCGCGCAGTGCGACATGACGATACCGCCCTGGGCAAAGACCTTCCTTGAGCGTTACCAGCAGCCGCAAAAGCCCTCCGTCGAAGCCGCCTACCGCGACGCCTGTAACGTCTGGAGCGCCGCCGAGCGCCCCTCCATCCACCAGGTGCGCCGCTTCCTCGACAAGCTCGGCACCGTCACGCGCGAACGCGGGCGCATGGGGCCGCGCGAACTCAAGAACATCCAGCCCTTCGTCCGCCGCGACTTTTCCCTGCTGGAGCCGAACGACATCTGGACGGCGGACGGCCACACCTTCGACGCCGAAGTCCAGCACCCGCTGCACGGCCGCCCGTTCCGGCCGGAAATCACCGCCATCCTCGACATCGCCACGCGCCGCTGCGTCGGCTGGAGCGTCGATCTGGCCGAATCCGGCACCGCCGTCGCCGACGCCCTGCGCTACGCCGCCGAGCGTCTCGGCATCCCGGCCATCTTCTACGTCGACAACGGCAGCGGCTACAAGAACGCCATGATGAACGACGCCACCACCGGCCTCATGGGCCGCCTCGGCACCGACATCAAGCACAGCCTGCCCTACAACTCGCAGGCGCGCGGCGTCATCGAGCGCGCCCACCAGACCATCTTCGTGCAGGCCGCCAAGATGCTGCCCAGCTACGTCGGCGCCGCGATGGATCGCGAGGCCCGCCTGCAACAATTCAAGCTGACGCGGCAGACGCTGAAAAAAGGCGGCGCCATGCCGCTTATCGCCTGGGACGTCTTCGTCCAGTTCATCGAGGCCCGCGTCGCCGACTACAACGCCCGGCCGCACCGCAGCCTCAAGGGCATCTCGCCCGACATGGCCTGGCGCGCCTTCGAGGCGCGCGGCTGGCAGGCCCACACGCTCGCCACCGGCGACGTCGACACCCTGTTCCGCCCGCGCGTCACCCGCACCATCCAGCGCGCCGAAATCAACCTCTTCACCAACATCTACTTCGCCCGCGAACTGGCCGAATTCCACGGCATCGAGGCGCAGATCGCCTACGACATCCACGACGCCAGCCGCGTCTGGGTCTATACCCCCGAGGGCCGCTTCATCTGCGAAGCGCAAGCCAACGGCAACAGCAAGCACTACATGCCCGTCAAGGTCGTCGATCAGGCCCGCGAGAAGCGCGCCAAGGGCCGCCTGGCGCGCGTCGATGCCAAGCGCGACGAGATCCTCGAAGAACTGCACGGCGCCCCGGCCATCGCCGCGCCGGCCAGCAGCCAGATCGTCCTCGGCGGGCGCGTGATCGACGCTGAGGCACTCACCGTCATTGCCGAACACCCGCCCGAAGCCCCCCGAGACCAACAGGACGCGCCAGAACACGCGGCGTCGGACACGACAGTTCGTCCCGGCCTGGCTTCGCGCGCGGTGTCCCGCTCCGACCGCACCCCCGCCGAAAACTACGCCGACTGGCTCGCGCTCGATGCCGCCATCGCCGCCGGCGACACCGTTACCGAAGCCGATGCCCGCTGGCATCGCATGTACCCGAACAGCGCGCAATACCGCGCCGAAGCGGGAAAGAGAAAGGCCGCAGCGTGACGGCAATCACGCTACGGCCCGTTTGCAGCAACCACTTAGGAGATTGAAGGATGTCACAAACCGCCCAGATTCACAACCTCGACCTCGTGCGCACCGCCGTCGAGCGGCTCAACGGTCGCGCCAACGGCCTGCCCGGCTTCGCCGTGCTCTACGGCCCGGCCGGCTATGCCAAGACCACCAGCCTGCTCGCGGCGGCGAACACCACGCGCGCCTACTACGTGCAGATGCGCTCGGCGTGGGGCCGCAAGGCGCTGCTCGAAAAAATCCTGATCGAAATGGGCATCCGCCAGGTCGGCACCATCCCGCAGATGCTCGACGCGATCTGCACCCAGCTCGCCGCCAGCCGCCGGCCGCTGATGATCGACGAATTCGACCACTGCACCCGCAGCGACGGCCTCGTCGAACTGGTGCGCGACATCTACGAGGGCAGCCAGTCGCCCATCATCATCGCCGGCGAAGAACTGCTGCCGCAGAAACTCAAGCGCTGGGAGCGCTTCCACAGCCGCGTCCTGTCGTGGGTGCCCGCGCAGCCGGTCAGCCTGGCCGACGCCAAGGCGCTGGCGCCCATCTACGCCGCCGGCATCAAGATCGCCGACGATCTGCTCGACCACCTGGTCAAGCTCTCCGGCGGAAGCGTGCGGCGCGTCTGCGTGAACCTCAACGGCATCGCCGAGAAGGCCGCCGTCGAGGGCTGGGAGCGCGTCGATCTGCGCACCTGGGGCGACACCCCCATCTACACCGGCGAAGCGCCACGGAGGGCCGCCTGATGACCCGCAAGTCCGTCCACCTCGAACTTGTCGGCGGCAAGGGAATTCGCCAGCGCGTGTGGGAGCGCATCCGCGCCATGCGCGGTGCCGACTTCGCGCTGCTCGACGTCACCTATGGCGGCGAGTGCGCCGCCACCGTGCGCGACTACATCCTCGGCCTGGAGCGTGCCGGCTATCTCGTCCTCGTCTCGCCGGGCGACCACCGCGCGCCGAAGCGCTGGCGGCTCGTTCGCGACGCCGGGGCCGAAGCCCCGCGCGTGCGGCGCGACGGCACCCCCGTCACGATGGGACTTGCGCAAGAGCAGATGTGGCGCACGTTGCGCATGCTCAGGGGCGACATCAACGCCCGCGAGCTGGCGGCCCATGCCGGCACGCCCGAGATCCCCGTGCGCGAAACCGCCGCCGCCGACTACCTCAACAACCTGCACCACGCCGGCTACATGGAATGCACCCGGCCCCACGTCAAGGGCCGTGCAGGCCAGGCGCGTTACCGGCTCGTGAGCAACACCGGTCCGCGCCCGCCGATGGTCTGCCGCGCCGACGCCATCTACGACCCCAACCTCGGCAAAACCGTCTGGATCAAGCACGTTACCGAGGAGGACGCGATCTATGGATAACGTCCTGCCAGTAACGCCCGAAACTCCGGGTGCTCCCGACTGGCGCGCGCTGCTCGCCGCCGAAGTCGAGGCGCGCAAGAAGGAAGGCGGCAAGGCCGCCGTCGCGACCCGCCTCGGCGTCTCGCGCTGCTACGTCAGCCGCGCGCTCTCCACCGGCAAGAGCGGCTACGCCAAGGTGCCCGCCGAATTCATCCGGCGCGTCATCGACCGGCTCTACGTCATCCGCGAATGTCCGGCCACCCACCAGCCGCGCCCCGTGTCCGACTGCCGCCGCATCAACGCCCACGGCGCGCCGACCCACAACCCGCTGCAAATGATGACCTGGCGCAAGTGCCAGGAGTGCCCCTACAAGCCCATCCAGGAGATCAAGCCATGAACTTCGCCCAATCCCGCGTCATCACGCGCGGCCCGAACGCCGGCATGCCGCGCCCCATCACCGACATCGTCATCGACGGCATCTTCGCCGCCAAGGAAATCGCCGTGAAGCTCAAGCGCAACGGCTTCACCATCATCAACTGCATCGTCGGCGACGGCCTGCCCACCGTGCAGGTCGCCTCCTGCCGGCTCACCGCCGAGCTGATCCGCAACGAAGCAGCCTGCTACTACAAGCACAGCACCGTGGGCGGCATCCCCGAGCGCCACGGCCAGTTCCAGGCCGAAACCGACGACGGCCGCCAGGTGCGCGTCGTCTGGGTCGAGCGGGGGCACTGACATGGCCGCCATCAACGGCAGCGCGCAACGCATGCTCGCCCTGATCCGCGAGCGCGGCGCGATCACCAGCGGCGAGCTGTGCGAGGCGCTCGGCATTCGGCAAAGCAACATCCCCGGCCTGCTGGCGCGCCACATCGACGCCGGCGTCATCGTCGCCGACTGGGTGCGCCTCACCGCCGGCGGGCGGCCCCGGCGTCGCTACACCTGGCAGGCCGGCGCCGTCCCGCCGGCGCCGACTTTCGCGCGCGTCAATGAATCCCCCAAGCCGCACGAACGCGGCATGCGCACCTGCCTCGGCCGGCTTTGCGAAGGCAAGCGCAAATTCCTGAGCGCCCACGCCGGCAACCGGCTCTGTCCGCGCTGCACGCTCGCCGCCGAACAGGCCGCCTCGCGCTGCGGCCTGTTCGACACACCGCACGTTGTCCTCAATACCTAGGAGACCGCCATGCCCGACCAGCCCGTCACGCAAAACGCCCTCTACCGCGCCCTCAAGCGCGGCCAGGCCAACGGCCAGAGCGTCAAGACGCTCGCCTTCCTGCTCGGCACCGAAGAGCGCGCGATCCGCACCCTGCGCAACGAGCTGGTCGAGGCCGGCATTCCCGTCTGCGCCCACCCGAAACACGGCTACTTCATCCCGCAAACCGTCGAGGAAGTGCAAGCCAACTACGACTGGCTGCGCGGACGCGGCCTGCACGAACTCGCCCTCGCCGCCAAGCTGCGCGGCGCCTTCGCCCAATTCACCGGCCTCGACCAGATCGCCGACGAAGAAATCCCCGCCCTCTGACCCACATCACCCACGGAGACCCCATGCCCACCCTCAACGACATCGAGAAGCGCGCCCGCCACCTCGCCGACGCGCTCGCCAGCATCAACGCCATCGCCACCGAAATGGACAAGGCCATCGACCTCATCAAGCGCACCGAAGTGCCCAAGCTGAAGAAGCTCGTCGCCGCCGCCGCCGCGCACGAAGTGGAACTCAAGGATTTGATCGCGGCCGCGCCGGAGCTGTTCGTCAAGCCCAAGACGGTCACGCTGCACGGCATCCGCTGCGGATTCCAGAAAGGCAAGGGCGGCATCGAGTTCGACGACGCCGACGCCACCGTCGCCGCGATCCAGAAGCACCTGCCCGACATGGCCGAGCAGCTCATCCGCTGGACAGGCAAGCCGCTCAAGGAAGCCCTCAACCAGCTCGACGTCGCCAGCCTCAAGAAGATCGGCTGCCGCGTCGTCGACACCGGCGAGCAGGTCGTCGTCAAACCCGTCGACGGCGCCGGCGTGAAGATGGCGCAGGCACTGCTGCAAGGCATGACGGCGGAGGTGGCGTGATGGGCCGCTTCTTCTTCGGCCCGCCAGGCGAGCTATACAGACCGAGCAACGGCACCGAAGGCGACGCCTTCTTCGCCGCCTGGTGCTGCCGCTGCGGGCGCGACAAGGCCATGCGCGAAGGCTGCGACATCGACGAGTGCGACGACGACGAGCGCTGCGCCATCATCGCCGACACGATGATCTTCGGCATCGACGATCCGAAGTATCCGCGCGCCTGGTGCTACGGCACCGACGGGCAGCCCATGTGCGCGGCCTTCATCGAGCCGGGCACGCCGATCCCGCCGACCGCCGAGGAACTTGAGGCGGCCGGCCAGCAGAGGTTGTTTTGATCGTAATCAACTACCGACACCACAAGGAGCGAACCATGAGCAAACAGCAATTCCTCGAACAGCACCTCCAGCCCGGCGAAGAATACGCCGGCATCCTGCTCGGCCAGAACGGCGAGCCTGATCAGCATGTATTCCTGCTGCCCGGCGATGCCGAGCCGGCGACCCACGCTGCGCAGACAAAATGGGCCAAGAGCATCGGCGGTCGCCTGCCAACGCGCCGCGAACAATCGCTGCTGATTGCCAACCTCAAGCCCCACTTCAAACCCACCTGGTACTGGTCGGGCGAGAAAGACGCAGCCGCCGCTGGCTGGGCCTGGTGTCAGTACTTCGACAACGGCTACCAGCACTACTTCGACGTCTACTTCAAGCTGCGCGCCCGCGCCGTCCGCAGCGTACCCATTCAGTAATTCACCCCTTCATCCATTCGGAGGCACCCGCACATGATCTCGCTCGAAGACATCAAGACCACACAGGACAAGCTCGCCGCCATGATCGCGGCCTATGAAAAGCAGCCGGCGTTCCCAATCACCATCCAGCAGCCGCGTCTCAATGATGGCGAACGCTATGTCGGCACCATCGTCAGCGCAGACGGCCGCCGTTACTCGCTGATTCTGCTCCCTGGCGACTCAAAGGATGCTGCCTGGGAAAAACAGACGGAATGGGCTACCAGTATCGGCGGCGAACTGCCTGACCGCGTCGAAGGCGCGCTGCTCTTCGCCACCATGAAGGACGAATTCAAGCCCGAACCCTACTGGACGCGCGAGCGGCCAGCCGACGCTGGCTGGGCCTGGTATCAGGACTTCGACGACGGCACCCAGTACAACGACTACGTCGACTACGAGCTGCGCGCCCGCGCCGTCCGCAGAGAACCCATTGAGTAATTCGTTCATTTAATCATTTCATCGGCATGGCACTCCACACCGAACTTCCGATCCACAAGACCGCCTACGACCTGTTCGATCTGGTCGTGGATCTCGTCAAGAATCTGCCGAGGGACGTAAAACAGTCGCTCGGCGGCAAGATGCGCGACGAGTCGATCGAGATCCTCGCGGCGATCTTTCGGGCCAACTGCGCACGCGACAAGGTGCCGCACCTGGACAGCGTCATCGAGCGCACCCAGGTGCTGGTCCTGATGCTGCGCCTGGCCTGCGACAAGCGGATGATCTCGCGCGGGCAGTTCGCCCGGACGATTCCGCTCACGCAGAGCATCGGCAAGCAGGCTGTGGCATGGCGCCGTTCTTCCGCATCGCCCGTTTCATGAGGGTCAAGGCTCCCATGACTGTGCGAACTTGTGATCTGGTCGTGCCGCTGCCCCACGAGGGCACCGCCATGCGCGCCACGGAGACCGCCGACAGCAGTCGGGACGCGTCCGGCGCAGTTTCCCGGCCGAGGATTCGGTCGGGCGACGTCGATAGCACGACAGGATGCGTAACGCAGCCGACGCTGGCTGGGCCTGGTATCAGAACTTCAACAACGGCAACCAGAACAACAACAACGTCAACAACAAGCTGCGCGCCCGCGCCGTCCGCAGATGACCTGCGGCGCCACCCTGCCGACTTTTCCTTCGCCGAGTTGGGCGAAGCCTATTACGATTGCCGCAGCAACAAGCGCAACACCGCCAGCGCACTAGCCTTCGAGCACTACCTGGAACGCAACCTGTGTGCGCTCCACGACGAGCTGGCGGATGGCAGTTATCGCCCCGGCCGCAGCATCTGTTTCGTCGTCACCCGCCCGAAGCCGCGCGAGGTGTGGGCCGCCGACTTCCGCGACAGGATCGTGCACCACCTGTTCTACAACCGACACGGCCGCCACATCGAGGCGGGCTTCATCGCCGATTCATGCGCCTGCATCCCCGGCCGGGGCACGCTATATGCCGCAAAGCGCCTGGAGGCCAAGGTGCGCAGCCTCACAGAGAACTGGAGCAAGTCAGGCTATTACCTCAAACTCGACCTCGCCAACTTCTTCGTTTCCATCGACAAGCGCATCCTGCGCGAGCAGCTTGCCGCCCGTGTCGATCATCCGTGGTGGATGGCGCTGGCCGAGACGATCCTGTTCCATGATCCGCGCCTGGACTTCGAATATCGCGGCGCCGTCGAGCTGCTCGACCGCGTGCCGCCGCACAAGCGCCTGACCGGGCAGGACGCCGAACACGGCCTGCCCATCGGCAACCTGTCGAGCCAATTCTTCGCCAACGTCCACCTCGACGATCTCGATCAGTTCGTCAAGCATCGCCTCGGCGCGCGGCACTACATCCGCTACGTTGACGACTTCATCCTGTTGCACGAATCGGCGCAATGGCTCAGCCACGCCAGGGCGCAGATCGAGGCATTCCTCGCCGAACGCCTCGGACTGCGCATCAACCCGGCCAAGACCATCCTGCAACCCATCGAGCGTGGCGTCGACTTCGTCGGCCAGGTCATCAAGCCGTGGCGCCGGGTAACGCGGCGACGCACCCTGTCGGCCGCCCTGGGCCGGGTCGCTACCGTTCCGGCGGCAGACCTGTTCGAAACCGCCAATAGCTACTTCGGCTTGCTGCGGCAGGCTGGCCACCACCACAAGGATTGCGCCCGCCTTGCCAACCTGCTGCGCAAGCGCGGTCGCTGCGTTTCTGGCGATCTCGCGAAAACCTACAGGAGATAGCATGACCTTCGACCTTCCCGGCGCCCGCAAGGCCATCCTCATCGAATGCCGCAAGCAGGGCCTCGACGACGACACGCGCCACGACATCGTGCGCAACGTCGGCAAGGTGGCCAGCGGCTCGACGAAGGACATGGGCGCCGAGGCGGCGCGGCGCGTGCTGGATCATCTGCGCCGGCTGGCCGGCCAGCCGAACGAGTGGGCCTTCATCGATCAGGCCGCCGAAGACAAGCAGCCGCTGCTGCGCAAGATATGCGCAACCTGCCGCGCCCTCGGCGCCGGAAAGGCATACGCCGAGGGCATCGCCAGGCGCCAGCATGGCATCGAGCGCCGCCTCGAAATGATGGACATGGGCGAGCTGCACGCCGTCGCCGGCGCGCTGGCGGGCACGCAGGCGCACCGGGGGGTGAGATGAGCGACGGCGCGCCGCAACTCCTCGCCGATCTTGCCGACAAGCTGGCGCTGGCGCTGGCCAAGCGTGGCATCGGGCCGGAGAGCGCCGCCGAGATCGGCATCGAAATCGCCGATCAGATGCGCGCGGACTGGGGTGGCCAGCACATCTATTTCCCGCAGGGGGCGGCCATCGACATCACCCGGCGCGACATGGAGTTGTGGGAAAAATTCAACGGCCATAACCATGCCGCACTGGCCCGCGAGTATGATTTATCGGTCATACACGTCTATCGTCGCGTCAAGCTGGTCGGTGCGGCAATGCGCGCCAAGCGGCAGGGCGATCTTTTCAACACGGGAGGGGCTCAAAATGGCACGTAACCTTGTCGCGGCGTTGCTGGCGCTTCTGTTGTCGCTGTTCGTTGTGGGGTGCGGCGAACCGGAAACCGATGCGCAGCGCCTCGGCACAATCCTTCGCACCGTCGCGAGTCAATCTCAGCTTGCCGAACGCGCCTACGACAAGGCGCTGGCCGCTTCGGAGTCGGTAAAGAGCGGCAAGCCGATGAATCTGGCGGCGCAGGAAATGGAAGAGCAGGCGGCTGTTATTGACGTTGTTGTCATTGACATTGCGCGCCTTGTAGAAACGAAGGCCAAGGAAATCAATCACGCTGCTGCGCGCGAGAATACAGAGAAAGGGCTGCGCGGCCTGCATGCGGTAAACCGGGTTCGCCGCGACTTTCTTTCAGAATTCGCTGCTGCTATACAAACGGCCGACGTACAGCGCATGCGAGCAGTCAGTCGGAAGTATGAAGACGAGCTTCCCCAGCTTATGCCAATGGCGCTCATGTCGCTCGCACACTTCTCCGGCGCCAAGCAGGCGCTCGGCCTGCCAATGACGCTGGATGAATTCAAGTAACGCCGTCCTGCCAGCGCCGACCATCCAGCCCCGCCATGTGCGGGGCTATTTGTTTCTAACGCCGGTTAATGGCGTTCAGGCATGCGCGCGCGCGAAACTGCCGCGCATGCCCCACGTCGCCCCCACCCCCGAGCAAACCTGCGGCCGCTGCGAGAAGTTCGAGCCGTCGCGTAACGATCCCGAGTACGGCTACTGCAAGCCGCAGATAGCCTGGGAGACCGAGCGCGCCCGTGGCGCCGCCGCGCCCGCGCGGCTGGTCCATGTGTCCGAGCCCTGTTTCATGGTCGTCTGGCACGGCCTTGAGGAGCGCCCGGCCTTCGTCGCGCGGGAGGCCTCATGAAAAGCCTTCGCATGCTCGACTGGGTCATCGTCGCGGCCCTGTTGTCGCTCGTCATCGCCATCGTCGCGCCGCACCAGCTCGGCGTGACGGCCTACAAGCTCTCGCTCGTCTCGCTCGCGGCCGTGGTCGGCTACTGGATCGACCGCAGCCTGTTCCCCTACGCGCGGCCGGACGAACTGGCGCTCACCGATCAACAGGTGGCCGCCGCCTACCTGCGGCGCGCCTTCGTCGTCGGTGCCTGCATCATCGGGGTGGGCCTCGGTGCGTAGCCTGTTGCTCGCCCTTCTCGTCGCCGTCCTGCCGGCGCCGACTTTGGCGCAGGAGCCGCCGCCCATTCCACGGGTGGCGTTGAAATACCGCGCCGACCTGGTGCGCTCCGCGCGCCTCGCCTTCGGCCTCGATGCGCCGGTCGCCGTCATGGCGGCGCAGGTGCATCAGGAAAGCGGCTGGCGGCCCGACGCGCGCAGCCCCTACGCCCACGGCCTCGCGCAGTTCACGCCCGCCACCGCCGACTGGATCGGCGGTCTCGATCCTCTGCTTTCCGGCGCCGATACCGGCAACCCCGTCTGGGCGCTGCGCGCGTTGGCGCGTTACGACCGCTGGCTTTACGACCGCATTCCCGCCGCCAGTAACGCCGAGGGCGAGTGCGACCGCTGGTGGGCCGTGCTGCGCGGCTACAACGGCGGCCTCGGGCACTGGCGCAACGAGGCACGCCTGGCCGCGCCCGCACGGGATCGGGTGAGCGTCGATGCTCAGTGCGGCCGGGCGTCCCGGCATGTGTCGCACTGCCGCGAGAACCTCGCCTATCCCCGGCTCATCCTGCTCAAGCACCAGCCGCGCTATTTGCGCTGGGGACCGGGGGTGGCGTGTGCTTAATCCGCTCAACCTGATCGCCGCCGGCGTGTCCGTGGCGCTGCTCGTCGGCGGCTATTTCACCGGCCACGACCACGGCCGCGCCGCCTGCGAGCGCGAGCGCGCCGAGGCCAGCGCCGCCGCCGAACGCACCGCGCGCGAGCGCGCCGTCGCCAATTTCAGGAACATGGAGGTGGCCTATGCCGCGAACCGACTCGAAACCGACAAGCTGCGCGCCGCCGCCGCTCGCGCTGATCGCGCTGCTCGCGGGCTGCGCGACGACCTCGCCGCCATCCGCCGGCAGCTTGCCGGAGATTCCGGCGACGCCTGCGCTCTCGCGCTCGATACCTGCCACGCCGTACTCGGCGACTGCGGCGAACGATATCGAAACGTGGCGCAAGCGGCTGACGAGCACGCCGCCGACGCCCGGCTCTGCGTCGACGCCTGGCCGCGTTGAGGGCTTGAGCGGGAGGAGGTGAGCGTGGATTGGGCAACGATTCTCGATTTTTTAATCAAGGGCATTCTGGCAATCAGTCAGCTTGCGCTTTTCATCTATGTGCGCAACGCCAACCGCAACGACAAGGTTGATGGTGAGTTCGGCAAGATCAGGCGCGAGCAGAAAGCGGACAGCGAGAAGCACAGCAGCGAGATTGCCGGACTTTCCGGTCGCATGGCGCGCCTCGAAAGTGCTGTTGCCGCCGCGCCAGATCACGACGATCTAGGCAAGGTCTACGTGGCGATCAATGAGCTGTCTGGCACGGTCAATCAGCTCGTCGGCGAAAACCGTGGTCAGAGCGACACCCTGCGCCTGATCCTCAACCGCATCACGGAAAAGGGAATGCCATGACCGAGGCCGACAAGAAGCGCCGCAACAGCCTGCTCGCCAGCCTCGCTTTCGAGGCCGGAACGGCCCCGGCCCGGCTGCTGCGTCAGCAGCTTGAAGACATCCACAACCTCGCCGTCACGCTCGACCGCGTGCGCGCCGACCTGCGCGTGCTGGCCGATGTTGGCGCCGTTCAGCTCGACGGCGACATGGTCATGCTCACCGCCGAAGGTCGCGAACACGTCCAGCGTCTGCGGGAGTTGTTCTGATGATCCCGAACGGAGATGGATGATGGCCCATGCCCCCGACAAAAAGATCAAGCTGCGCGCCGCCTACATTGGCGGCTTGCCGCTTGAGGCCGCCGCCGACCAGGTGGGCGTGCCGCTGCCCACGGCGCGGCGCTGGTTCGCCGAGGCGCGCAAGGATGGCGACGACTGGGACAAGTTCCAGCGCGCCAGTCTGATCGTCGCCGGTGGCGGTGTCGAGCAGGCGCTCGGTCGCATCATCGCCGCCGGGCTGATGCGCTGCGAGGCGATCATGGAAAAGCTGGCCACCATCGAAGACCCGGTCGCCGCCGCCGACATGGTGGCCTCGCTGGGCGATGCCGTGTCGAAGCTCAAGGCCGCCGCGCGCGGCATGATGCCCGAGGCCGACAAGCTGGCGATCGCCACCGACGTGGTCAAGCGCCTCGGCGAGTTCGTGCGCACCAAGCACCCGCGCCATGCCGCCGCCTTCGCCGAGATCCTCGAACCCTTCGCCGACGAGATCGGGAAGGTCTATGGCTAGCGCCGCGAAGACCTCCCGCCGCACCTTCCTCGACGACATTGCGCGTTACTCGGCCGAGTTCCGCCAGGTCATCGAGGCGGAGGTCGATGGCTTCGATCCCGATCCGGAGGCGCAGGCCGCGCGCCGGCAGCGTGCTTGGAGCGACTTCGAGTTCTTCGCGCGCACCTACTTCCCGCACTACGTCAAGAAAGCCAACAGCCGGCTGCACGACTACCTCTACGCGCGCCTGCCCGAGATCGCAGACAGCGCGCGGGCCGAGACGCAGGCCATCGCCGCGCCGCGCGGCGAGGCGAAGTCGACGATCACCTCGCAGATCTTCGTCCTGTGGTGCGTCATCACCGAGCGCAAGTGGTACGCCATGATCGGCATGGACGCCTTCGACCAGGCGGCGATCATGCTCGAAGCCATCAAGGCCGAACTGGAAGGCAACCCGCGCCTGGCGATGGACTTCCCCGAATCCTGCGGCGGCGGCGGGCGCGTCTGGCAGGCCGGCGTGATCGTGACCAGGAACGACCGCAAGATCGAGGCGGTGGGCAGCGGCAAGCGCATCCGGGGCCGCCGGCACGGCCCGCACCGGCCCGACCTGTTCGTCGGCGACGATCTGGAAAACGACGAGAACGTCAAGACGCCCGAGCAGCGCGACAAGCTGCAAGGCTGGATCACCAAGGCCGTGCTGAAACTCGGCGGCGCCGGCGAGAAGTTCGACTGCATCGTCATCGGCACCATCCTGCACTACGACTCGGTGCTGGCGCGGCTGCTCAAGAACCCGCTGTGGACGTCG